ATCGGCAATAACAGTAGACTTTCTTCCGTTAGAATCAAAATAAACAAGCCCAACTATATAATTTCTATTGCTTTTAAGAGTTTTTTTAGGAGAAAAATCTCCACCACATGTGTTGCCTGAGCTTATTGTTAAACCTGTTTGACTTTGCACTGATGCAGCGCAAATTCTGTTAGCTCCTGGCTTTGCTATTGCTTGCCTAGAATTACTTTCACTACAAAGCAAATAGCTAAATGTTATGTTTGAAGATGTTGTATTAGTTACGGTATACAATAAATTAGAGCTACACTCTGACGTTAAATCCGAAGACTGTATGTTAAGTGTTATATCTAAAGGATCTACAATATCATAATTTTCTTCGTAGTTTCCGTAAACAATCCTATTTCCTAAAAAATCTTGAGCCGCTGCTTTTAATGGAACATTATCATATACTCTATTATACTGAGTATCGCTAAGTAAAGTGTATATTTTATTATTGTTGAATGATAATTGATAGTTTGTGTTATCAGAAAGAGTGTCATCTGATTTATTGAATTTTCCTATTAGAAAATTGTTAGCCGTGTTTTCTTCTTTTGCGTAGACTTCTATTTCTAATACTTGACTTGGTCCAGAGTTATAAGTTACTTGAACGCTATTAAATTTATTTGTCATTGCGTAAGCGCCATAAGGCTCCGCTTTGAAGGTGTCGTCATTAGGAAAAAAAGCTACTTCAGAAAAAGGAGACAGCGCACTGAACTTATTGTGCTTGTATTTATATCTGTAGGCAAACGTAAAAAACTTGTCTTCTATATAGTTGTCATCTAAAGTTCCGTCTATTTGAAGTACAATTGAAGGCTCTGCTCTTGGAGGTGCTTTAATAACCGATATGTCTGTTTCTGTAAAGTTATTTGCTCCATAAAGTTTTCCCTCCGTTACCTCTACATATCTTGGTGGATTATCATTATCTGTCCAATAAATAAATACTTTTTCATCTGTATCATTTATAAGAACATTAACCCCAGTAATTATTTTATCCTTCTTAAAATTAAGAACATTGCTGCCAGCTGCTCTTGTATCTTGTAAAACAAATGCAGAGGTGTCAGAAAACTCGGAGTATTCTGCTATATATGATCCAGTATCTGACTTAACAAACCAATATATCTTTTTGTTTTTGTCATCTGCAACTGCGCCAATACAAGATGGGTTTGTGCCAAAATTTAAAGAAGTGAGAACTTCATTTGATAATGCGTTTTCTATTGCTCCTACATCAGAGCCGACAGAGTTTGCAACCTTAACATTAAGGGCATCTCTATATTCTCCTTGTGGAAGAAGCCTCTCATCGAGGTCTTTATTCATCTTCCCAGATGTAAATAGATTCTGTATCTTCATTATTTAATCCACTTGTTGCGTCCCTTGAAGGCTTGAGCTAAGTCAAATGGATGTATATCCATCATTCTTATTTTCATATTTTTCATAGCCGCAAACTGTTCATTTTTCATTCGTCTAACTATGTACTCTTGAACGCCAAACTTATATTGAATTACTTGGTATGCAATATATTTTAATAAAAAGTCTTCAGCAAGTTTATTTACTTGCAATTCTGCTTCTGTTAGATATGATAAACCATCAGTAATATATTCGATTACTATTGCTTTGTTTTTTACCTCCGAACTAAACCTTAAATAGCCAGCATTCTTGTCTATACTGTACATTCCATTTACGTTTGTTCTATCTGTAAACATTCCAAATCTACCCCCAAAAAACTCATAATCTAGATTTGAGAATGTATCGTTGTCAACGGCAGGATTACTAGCTTGCTTCATATCTATGACAGAAGTACCTTCAGCCGCAGCATCATTACTGTCAAATATTATATCATAATCATCATCTTGTAAATAAGCTTTTGCTATTGTTGTATCCACGTCCATCATCATGGGATGAAGCCTTCCTAGCTCATCAACCCAAGACAGCCTTACAAGCTTCACAAAGTCTTTTGGCAGCTCTAATTGCAAATCATCGGGTAATTCTAATTCAAGAGCTCTAACGTCTTTTAATGCGTCGTAATGCAACTCTTGCAATCCTCTTTTTGCGTGATACACAACATCAAATCTTTCGATATGATCAATTATTTTACCATCACCTACATAGAATGCCATAAAGTTATTTATAACATCCTTTAAAAGCACAAACTGATTATCACCCCAATTGGTGCTGTTGTCGTAATATTGCTTGTCTGTAAGTGCCATTTATTATACGTTTTCTTTCTGTGTTTCTACAGCATCGATTTGAGCAGCCGCTTGCGCAACCTCTGCTTCTCTGATAGTAACACCTGATAATTTTAATATTTCTACAATTAAACTTGCTTCGTCGTCTGGGTTTAATTCAAAGTCTTGATAATCTCCTGCGCTAGGATTAAATATAGGGTTTTCTCCAACAACAGTATAAGTCCACTTCGGATCAAGCACATTTCTTATGTAATTTACATCAACCTCTCCTGTTAATGTGCTTGGTTTTACGTACCAGTAATTATTTTCATCACAGTATCCAGGATACAACTCTGAAGGTCCAGAAATGTTTGAAGACTCTAAGTAGGTTTCTTTGTACTTAGGAACATACTCCATCAGCTTTCCGCTATACACTAAGCTTATAGGAGTGTACATATCGGCTGGCTTGATTAGGTATGTGTTTGAAATTGATACTGAGGTAGTCTTCATAAACTTATCTATATTAGACCGAAGTATTGACAGTTTATCTCCTTGATCTTTTGATAGTCTCCTAGCATTTTTCATTGTGGATAGGCGAGAGTACTCTGAAAAGTACTGATCAAACAATAACTGTTGAGCATACTTAGCATATGAGTTAAATTGAGAAACAGTTAATGTTCCTCTATTCTCCTTATTTAAAACACTTAAAACAGTATTCCTTACGTGATTTATCATGATACAAAAATACAAAAAAAAGAGGAGCCGTTAAGACGACCCCTCCTTGAGCTGTAGTGGTAGGTGGGAAGAACTACAGCTTATTTGTAATCCCTTGTAAAACATCAAGCCCGTCGTCTGTTTTGAAAAAAGAAGCTAAAGCTGAATAAACATTTTCACCGTAAGGAGCTGTTATTATTTTATCCTTTGTGTTGTTGTTCCAGCATACAGTTCTATTGTCGTCTTTGATAAATATAATGCCCATTTCAACTGCACGAACCGCAACATTTCTAAGCTTTACATTTTCATCTTCTGACAATTCTACAACCTCTCTTGGATTTCTAGACGCATACAAAAGCATATCTCTCTTGATTTCTTTCGAAGTCATTTCAGAAACATTTCCTTGATCACGAAGACAGATTCTAGCTATTGCCTCTAAGTCCTCTATGTCCATTTCTAGGACAAGGTTTTGTGCCTCTAAAGTTTCTTTTAATGTATCAATGTCTTTTTCTGCCTCTCTACTTGGATCAAACTCTATATACTCGCCATCTTTGTCTGGGTGGTATATAGATAAGAATTTTTGCAATATCACTTGTTCTTTTGGCACAACAAGCTTTCCATCTCTAAAAATAATAGCAGGAAGAGTTACGTCTCCGTGCTGCTCATCTTCAAAAACCGAAGTTTGATTAGAAGCATACCTAAGAGATCTAGATATGTTTCCGTCAAAATATTGTAAAGGCTTGTTTAAGTGATGTCTTGATCTAAGAATATAGTTTACTGGCGTTTTGCCTTCTGTTAAAACATATACTCTATCTTTTATTTCCCATTTTGGCTGGGATACCATAGTATCTTTAGTCATTTTATTAAAATTTAATTAGATTAAAAAGTAAGAGTTACCCCCGCTGATGTAACGAGGGCAATTCCTACAATAAATATTACTTCATTATTACGAAGTTGTTTGCACCGTGTACGCAAAGCGCTCTTTCACTTAAGAAGTGAACTTGCATTGCATCTAGGTCACTACTCATTCCAGCTGTACCAGCAGAACCAGTTACCCAAGACTTGTACTTACGATCTTCAGCTTCTGACTTTCTATATTTTACATGTAAGAAAGGTCTAACTGCGTTTTTACCTAAAACTTGATCGTAGATAGTAGTAGTACCAGCAGGCACTAATACACCATCAACAGCAGAAGTTAATGCTCCTGTAGTTGGATCGTTTAGATATTTCCAGTCAGTTTTGTAGAAGTCATATCCTAAGTTAAATCCTTGAAAACCTAAGCTAATAGCCATGCTCTCATCGTTGTCGAATAAACCATAAGAACTTGTAGAAGCACCGCTGTTGTTTTGTGCAGCTAGTACTGTATCAATTTCAAATGATTTAGTTCTGTTAACAAAAAGAACATTTTCTTGAATAGCTCCTTCTTTATCTAGAACTTTAATGATCTCTTCAATGTCTGTACGAGCAGCGATAGATCCTGTTGAGATGTTACCTCTGTTGTCTAGCTCAAAGAATAAACCTTTTGTTCCTTTGTATCCAGCAGACTCTGCACCAGATGATCCAGCAGCAGGACGACCTTCAATTAAAGAAAGCTCCATGTAATCTTCGAAACGTAAACGAGTTTCGTGCTCTGATTTTAAATACCAAAGGTATCCAGTAGCACCATTCTCAGTAGTCACTTCAATCCATCCAATCTGAGCTAAATCAGAACCATTAACCTCATACTTATCTTTGATGATAATTGGGTTATTAGTTTGGATGTCTTTTGGTGCCTCTAGAGAACCACTCATTCCATTTGTTCCTTTTTTGAATTCAGAACCAAACGCAAATACTTTTAATCCAGTAGTTGCGATGGCAGATGCCAGGTTAGCATTTTCATAAGATGCTACTGTAAACGTATTAGCTGTAGTAGCAGTAATGATTGCTTTCTCTTGGTCAGTTCCATCAGAAACAATAACTGTTTGGTTTACACGGAAAGGGTGTCCGTTTGATGTAATAACATCAGCAGAACGAGTCGCTCCAGTAACAGCTAAGTGTAGTCTTCCTTGCTCTGACCATTGGATTACGTCAGATTGGAAAGGCATCTCAGCTCCTACCATTCTTAAAAAAGAAGATACAGAACGATTTCCATACTTTTCAAATTCAGCTTCATAAACATCAGGTAAATATTGAGAAGTAAACTCAATAGATGACCCTAAATAATTGCTCGACAATGTCGATTTACTTGGCGCTGGGGTTAATGCTCCACCAACACCACTCATAGTTACACTCATGGTAAATAGTTTTTAATGATTAATTATCTTTTTTTAATTTTAAAAGAGAACGTGTCATCATTTTCGAGGGCTCTAAATTTAATACCACTGCTTTCTGTCTGCGTATTTTGCCTAATATCCATGTCAATATTTTTTGTTTCCTTGACAATTCCATCAGTTGCATCAGCTTTGCCTTGTTCGTATGCGAACTTAAATATTGCATCCGCATTTTGCGCAGCATATAAAGCCTTGTGATACTTGTTTATATCTTTAACAGAACCGTTTTCATCTAAGTGTTGATTAAAAAAGTTGTTTATATCTGATTGAACCTCTTTAACCTTCACTACATCATTCGGCTTGTAGACTTGTTTCTTTTCCCCAGCTGTGAATTCAAAACCTTTGAAATCATTAGAAAAAAGATCGTTTGTCTTTTCTGCAAAAATACGTGAGCGTTCCTCTTGAGCCTTTTGACCCTTTTCCGACTGTTCTCTGTATTCATTATAAAAACTAACAGCCTCTTTGTATTCATCTGGAAGATTAGCATCTCTTGACTCAAGCGGTGCCTTATACTTTTCCTTCAGTCCTTCAAAGTGACTTGTAGCCTTATATAATTCCTCTTTATAAGCAATCTTTTTCTTTTTGATATCTTTTTCATCATCAATATCAGCATCATAGCTGTATTCTTCTGTTATCAGATAATCAATCTCGTCTATATCTAAATGAGGCTTTGTTTGCTTGTAGTATTCTCGCAAGCGTGTTGTCTCATCTACTTTTGACCAATCCTGTTGCAGTTTTGCGTAGTCTTCAAAGGAACGTCCAGTCTCCTTTTGATACTTCATAAACTCTGCAATTTCTTCAGGCAAAGATTGCTCTTGTTTTTTTTCAGTATTTTTAAGAACTTCTATTGACTCAACCTCAAGGTTGTGTCTATCCTTTAGATAACTTAAAATGCTGTTATCATCAAGCTCATAGGGCTTTTCTACTTTTTGCTCTACTTCTTGTTTTTCTTCTTGTACGTCTTGGGCTTGCTTTTCGACTTGCTCATTGACGACTTCTTCTTGCTGTGATACGCCATCTTCTTTTTTATTATCTGTTATTTCTTCTTTTACTTCTTGAGTGTCAACTTCTTTTGGCTCTTCTTGAACCTCTGGTTGCTCTTTTTGTTTTGGCTCAATAGGATTCCCATCGTCATCCAACGCCCTTACTTTCCATTCCATATTATTAAATTAAATTGTATTGCAAAATTATAAAATTAATCAACACCCACGATCCCACTCATACCTGAGCCTAATGAATCTTGACCATCAAAGTCTATAGGATCTAAGTCTTGTTTTCTTTGCTGTATTAGCTTTGACTGTTGAGATGCTTGCTTAGCTGTTCTCTTGTCTTTCCTGTCTTCTTTGTATCTGTCTTTTTCTTGCTGCATTTGTAGCTCGGAAGACTTTATTTGACTTTCTATGCCTTTTTGCATTTTAATAAGCTCTGACTTAAGAAGAAACTCTTGCTGCATTCTCTTCATTTCTAACTCAGACTCTAGCTGCTTTATTTTAGCTTCTGCTTCCATTTTAGCTAAAGCAGTCTGTTGTTTTCCTTGTTCAGCTGTGAGTGAGGCTTGCTGATTAGCTTCTGCTTGAAGCGCAATATTTTCTTGCTGACGTTTGTTGTCAAGCTTTTCTTTTCGTCTCTTTCTAACCTTTAATAACTGAGATGCTATTTTTACGTTCTTTACGCTTCTTATATCAATAGCATCATCAATGTCTATTTTACCAGCAGACAAGGAGGTTTGTATGTTTTGCTCTAACATTTGTCTTTCTTCCTCATCAGGATGAAGCTCTATATATATTCCAAAATCATGTAAATGAAGCTCCTTTATTTCATTTAGTATATCTACGCTGTTTCTTCCAATACTTTTTACGAAATCTTCTTTCATACTAGAATATTCAAGTATATCTGAAATTCTGTATCCCACGCACTCAGCAATTCGTTGTGTTGTAAAAATACCTGACTTTAATATATGTCTTGTCGCAGTGTTTGAATTTAAGGCTGCTAATTTTTGAACGCCAACTAGTGCGTTTGGATCAGGTGTTGAGCCATCTCTTGCTTCGTTAAGTCCAGTTACGCCCCTTAATAGGTTTAGGTTGTAATTGTACATGTTTATTAAAGAAGATATTTTTGAGTTTGCTCCCGAAGAAGTTAGCTCTTGAATAGGAACTTTTCCATTATTAAACTCCCCTTCTTCTGTGTAGCTTCTTCCAATTACTGATCCTGTTTGAAAATAAAGGTTCAGAGCCTCTTGGGGAGAATAGGTATTTCCATTACCTAAATTCACAGATGATAGACCATCGATGTCAATAAAAACCCCATCTGGTATCATCTTAGATGCAACTTGTTGCAGTTTTAAATGCAATAGCTGTATCTGATCAGCGAATGGAATCATTCTTTTGACAAGAGAATCAATCTGACCCCTGTACATTTTTGGTGCACTGACAATAAACGGGGCGTACACCTTCTCTATCGAGCTCTTTGGTCTCACCATGTTTTTCATCACCTCCCATTTCAATATCTTGTTTGTTCCTAATACAAGTACACCTTCGTACCATACGTCAATTCTTTTAGATAATTTTTCAAAACGTGCTTGTTCTGTTTTTGGTGGGTTGAATTGATCGTCCTTTTTAAGTACTTTTTCGCCTCCATAGGCGTTTTTCTTTTTCTTGTATACGATATTCTTGTCAGTCTTATAACAGAAATACAACAATGTTGCTGTATTGTAGTCAAATGTGTCAGTCTTATAACCTCCACGCATGCCTTGATAGGCATCGAACTTAGAAGATGATTTAGCTATTTCATCTATCTCAGATTGCGTTAAATTAGGATTTATTTTTTTTATTTCAGTTATGTTTACATTTTTCACTTCTCCAAAGTAATAACAGTCCTCGAAATAAGGATCTTCAGTAGGGCTGTATACTAGGTCAGAAGGATCAACGTATTCAACACGAATGCCTTCATGAGTATTAAAAGAATGCTTTACAGCAGATATACCTAGCACCGTTGCATCCTCATCAACTCTTTTTTTAGTCAATTCGTAGTTGTTATATTTTAAGGTTGTCTCAATTGCTTTTTCTTCGGCAATCTCTATGTCATCCTTGTAATCTATCTGCATATGAAGCTCAAGCTCGTCGTCTGTTTCTGGCAGCATGTCTGGATTAGAGCTAAACATGCTTTTTCCTAGCATAGCTCCAATTTCCTCAAAGTCCTCTTTGTTTCGCATTTCTGTTTGAATGCGATTTTTGTACATTGCTTTCTTGTTAGAAGAAACAGGGTCA